AAATGCTATAATTTAGGTATCATATCGGTAGGAAAAACGCACACTCATCGTACACTTTGTTAAATGCAAAAGATACAAAAGTGTACGAAAACAAACTTACACAACAAGTGTACGAAAAAAATAGCACTTTTTAAAAAGTGTGCGATTTTTGTATCCAATAAATCAACCAACACAACAGAAGGAGTACATTATGCAAAAGCATAATTTAAAACTTGTTTCAGATGCAGTTGCAATTGCAAAAGAAGCAAAAGAAAAACATAAGATAAAGAAAGGTTTGACACTGAAAAAACGTTCAGATGGCAGAAGTCCATATTGGTTTGTGCACGTTACAATCGCAAAAAATGGTACTAAAATTATCAGTACTGGCACAAGCAATTTAACAGATGCTATTGCTAGTGCGTACGAAATAGAAGCTACTTTGAAGGCAGACGTGAGTGCTGGTATTTCTATAAACAGCAAATCTTTCGAAAGAGTTGCAGACGAGTATATGGATTGGCAAAAGCAAAGATTGTTAGATGGTGAAATTGCACAATCCTCATATGAGAGAATGCACAAAACGATAACAAATTACCTAATGCCGTTTTTTGCAGAAAAGAAGATTACGATAGCAAAAGTGAGCAGACTAGTTTTGAATGATTTTAGAACGTGGTTGCCAGCAAATCGTAAAAAAACAGATGGTAGAATGGGCACAGCTACAAGACGAAAATATGAGGATATTTTAGGTGCTTTAATTAAATGGGCAGAAAGCAAAGGATACATTAAAGAATTACCACGTTTTGACAAAACGAGAGTAGTTAAAAATGAACGTCCTTCTTTCACAAAAGATCAATTTACTAAAATGATGCGTAAGCTGAAAGAGTACATTGAAATAGCACCTAACAGACGTGATGAGAACAGCAGACAGATGATGTATTATGCATTAGCATTATTATCAAAAACTGGCTTACGTCCACACGAATTGTTACCTATGCCTTACAAAGTAGATGGTAAAGTGCAACAGTCAAAAGGTTTGAAATGGCAGAATGTTGAATTTTTTAAAGACAACAAAACTGGCAAACACAGTGTTGACTTGTACGTTTTACCAACAATAGACAAAAACAGACAAGGTAGAACAGTGCCAGCAGATAAAAGTGCATATTTTATTTTGTCAACTTTGTATGCACAAGCAAACGAAACAAAAAGAAAAATAGGTTATGTTTTTGACACAGACTATCGATCAGCATTTCCTCGTTTTTTAGAATGGGCTGATATGCGAACTGCAAAGAATGGTAACAACTATACTTTTTACAGTCTTCGGCACACTTACATAACTTGGCATTGTGAAGACAAGCCTACAAGTAATCCAAGCCAACTAGCAAAAGTTTGTGGTAATAGTTCTGCTACAATTGAAAAATACTACGACAAGTCTGAAATAAAACATTTCCGACACAACTTCATCTAAACAACATTACTGATAGATTTTTATAGTCTATCGGTACGACACCATTATCATCTACATAAATATCTTTGCAGTAAGTTTACTGAGTAGACTACATTATCTGTTGATTGTGAGCCATAGTTTCTACTCCTTGCAAGGCGAGTCTTCTTAACACGTGCTTGTATTAAATGACTCGTTGAACTTACTGCAATTAAAATAAAGGAAATCAAATGAAGAACAGAATAGAACAGAAATGGTTAGAAGTTTTAAAACAATTTGCAGATGGTTATTGGGATAATGAAATAGAACAAGCACACGATTTATTTGACACTCCTTATCCACCAAAAGATGACAAAGACTACATTAAGAAAACAACATTTTTAGACAATGCAAAAAGAAGTAAGTTGCAGATGTTAAAATATTTGGCACAAAGTAAAAGTGGTGCGTTACATCCAACTGGTGAAAACTCAACAGAAGAAAAAGCAGAAGCTGACAAGTTAATTACGTTGGCTCAAAAAAGAATATCACAAGTTTAATAGAGGGAGTTAATGACAATTCCATTCCGTCTATTTTTAGACACTCAAAATATAATCTCACAACAAACAACCCCACCCTTTCACGTTGAAGTTTGCGATTGGTTAGAAAGAACCAATGATGATAATAGACGTATATTACAGATGTTTAGACACGGCGGTAAGAGTTACATTATCGGTGCTTATGTTTGTTGGAACTTATTGAAAAATCCTAACTGGACTTGTTTATTGATTTCAGCAAAACGTAATTTGGCATTGCGTAACAGTTTGTTTATTCGTTCAATGATAGAAGCACACCCATTGTTACAACATCTAAAAAGTGACTTATACACGTGGAAGTCAGAAACGTTCACAGTTGACAGAGATATAATGCAATTAAACCCTTCTGTTACTGTGTCGAGTTTAGGTGCTAGTTTTACTGGTTATCACTCCGATATGGTTATTGCTGACGATATAGAAACGTCTGATAACTGTATAACAGAAAACCAACGAGAAAAAATTAAAGAACGTGTTAGTGAGTTTGGAAAGTTATCCAATAAAATCTTGTGTGTTGGAACTCCGCACACAGAGGATACAATTTATAATCATTTAGAAGATGTTGGATATGAAGCAAAAAAGATTCCAGTAATAAGAACACGTGAAAAACAAATGCCAGATTCAACTACGACAACAGAAGATTATTTGGCTTGGACTTCACACCCACAAGGTATGTTCACACACAAATGGTTAGAACAACAACGTTTAGAAACAACGGAAGGTGATTTCAATTCACAATATATGTTGATACCACAATCAACTTATCAACCATTAGTTCAATTAGAAAAAATTAATTATTACAAAAATGATTTTGAGTGGAACTACGTTTCACAACCATTTGGTGACTACATTGCAGACTGCAAGTTAGGTGATAAAAAGATTACACGTGTATGTGCGGCTTGGGACGCAGCAACTGGTTTGAAAGGCAGAGATAATTCTGTACTTGCCGTTTGTGCGAAAGATGACAACAACAATGTTTTTGTACACGACATAAGAGTTTTATCAGCAGTTGATGAAGACAGAAGTTTTGATTTACAATGCAAAGAAGTTATTGCCACTTGTGCAAAGCATAAGATTGGACACGTTTATGTTGAAGAAAACTTTAGTGCTACACTCGCAAGTGAGTTAAGACGTGTTGCACGTGAACTTAAAATAGCAATAAATGTAATTCCAAAATTTAGAAGTCAAAACAAATTAATGTTCATTGCACAAACATTAGAGCCAGTGATAAAAATTGGAAGAATGTACGTACACGAAAGAGTAAAAAATGAAACACCTTTTTTAGATGAACTACAAGCATTTCCACGTAAGAACCAAATGGACGATTGCATTGACGCAACATCGGAAGCCATTAGTCATTTACCAGAATTGCAATTAGATATATCGAAGCTCGCAAAGATTCACAACCCTCTTGTCCAAAACTTACGCAACTTTTCTATCAGTAAAGGATACAGTTGATAACGAATGGTTTTTGGCTAAATAATTTTAGTTTGTAACAAGATTATTTATAAGATTTTTTTTGTATATGCGTACGCACGTGCGAAAGAGAATTTGAAAAAGGAGAAAATTATTATGTGTGCACCAAGTCGTCCCAGTGCCCCACCAGCACCAGCACCAGCACCACAAAGAGAACCAGTAACTGATAAAAAAGTTAGACGTGTTGGAAAAACATTGAGAGGTGGTTCACCTTCACAAAGAGGTAGAGGTGTTTTGATTAGAAGTAAAAATCCGTTAGGTGTAAATGCTAGCAATGCACGTTCGTTAGGAACAAGACGAAGTTTATTAGTACCAATGACTGAACTAGATGTTTCAGTTGGGGGATATTAATATGTGTATGCCATCACCAAAAATGCCAGATATGAGTGGACAAATGAAAGCACAAGAAGATGCTATCAAAGCACAACAAGCCGCCGCATTAGATGAAAGAAATGCAGAAATGAAAAAAGCTGCAGCCGAAGCACGAAGACAACAAAGAAAAAGACGTGGCAGAGCAAGTTTAATTACAAGAACTAGCGGTAGTGGAAATTTAGGTATTTTAGACAATTCAGTTACAAGTTCTTACAGTGGATTAAAACCATTAGGTAGTGGCACAAGCATTACATAAAAATGACAACAGACATAATCAGACAAACTTTTAAGTTGGCTAAAGCCGCACGTGAAAAACACGAAGACGAGATATCAGAAGCATACAAGTTCACACGTCCAAACAGAGATATTTGGCGACACAGAGAGAGCACAACAGATAGAACAAAAATTTATGATTCAACTGCACCAGACAGTGTTCAAAATCTTGTATCTACAATTTTAAACTTATTGATTCCACAAAACCAACAATGGGCAACGTTGAGTGTTAGAGAAGATGTTAAAGAAGAAGTTGCGAGTGACATTAAAAGACTTTTAGACAAAGCAAACAGAACAGTTTTTAAAACAATAAGAGATAGTAATTTTTACATAAGTGCCAGTGAAGCATTAACTGATGCTATTATAAGTGGTTGTGGTGCAATAGGATTGTACGAAACAGAAACTGAAATAGAATTCATTGGTATACCAACATATCAACTTTATTTTTTAGATGACTACAAAGGTGAATTAGATACAGTTTTCAGACAACATCAATGCACAGCACAATACCTATTTGAAAATTTTAAAAATTTACCAGACGAAATAAAAGAACAAGCACTCAAATCACCAAACCAACAGATAGATGTAACAGAAAGTTGTATGCGATTGACTGGTGACAAAGATTACACTTACACAGTGATGGTAGGTAAAAGTTTAAACGTCATACACACAAAGAAAATGGCGACACAGATGTTTGTTGTTTTCAGATTTGGTAGAACCATTGGTGAAGTTTGGGGTGAGAGTCCAGTCAGAATGGCACTACCTTACATTAGAACAATCAATGAATGTCAGATGCTTATGTTACAAGCTGCGGCATATGCAAGTTTAGGTGCGTGGCAAGTGAACAGTGAAACGGCTGTCAACTTCGCAAACGTTAAATTGAAGGCTGGCGATGTTGTTACAGTAGATCAACCTTTAACTCCTATACCATTTGCTGGTAACTTCCAAATAACAGATGCAACAATACAAGATCACCGACAACAAATAAGAAGAATGATGTTTAACGATGTCATACTTCCACCAGACAATTCACCATCAATGACTGCAACTGAAATACAGATTAGACAGAGTGAATTTTACAGACGACTTGGTACATACGGATTGAGATTAGAACAAGAATTCCTACGTCCAATCATTTCAAATGTT